CGCCCTCACGCACCCAATGCTGTCCCTCCGCGTCCGTCGCGTCGGTTACCTGCGGCCAGGTAAAGCCGGCGCCGGAGATGGCCTGCTGGAGCGCCAGAATGGCCGCCAGCGGGCTCTTCTTGTGCGGGAGGTAAAAGTGCACTTGCACGAGGTAGCGCGCCGCGTGCGGCACGCCTTCCGCCCACACAGCGGGCAGCTGGTTATAGTTCCAGACGATGTATTCCGGGAGGGGACCGGTGTACACGTCCGGAAAGACCGCGTCCGGGTAGAGATTCTCGAGGCACTGCTGCAGTCTCGTGCTCAGCAGGTCCGTCTGCAGCTCGGTGATCATCTCGTCACCTCCGTCAGGATCAGCGTCAGGCTGTCAAAGGTCTGGGGGAAGCTCCGGACGATCCGGAAGCGTCGGCCGCGCAGTTCCGCGAAGCGGTAATCTGTATAGCCGGCGGGCCAGAAGTCCAGATAGTCCACCGTCTGCACTTCCGCCTGCGCCGTCGCGGCGACGCCGGCCTTCATGCTCTGGTAAAACTCCGACTGACTGACCCCGTCCTCGAAGCTGCAGAACAGCGGGGGATTGCTCCGGTGCTCTGTGATGCTCTCGAAGCCGCTGGCGTCCTTTGTTGGCTCCCGCCAGATCAGCGTGATGGTATCGCTCCAGGGTACAGTGCGCAGACTCATGCGTCCGCCACCTCCGTCCTGGCCTTCTCTCCGAACAGGCGATTGTTGAGCGCCCGTTTCAGCATCCTGGGCATCGTTTTGCCTTCGATGCGGTTACGGTGCAGCCAGGCTGCGTACATGATCACCAGATCTCTGTCGCGTGCGCTGTTCTCCAGGGTGATGCCCATGGCGCCCAGCTCTTCCTCGGCACTCTGCAGGCGCGCGCTGAGGCGCTCGTCGTAGGCCTTCGACACAATGCCGAGGTCGACTTTCAGCCCTTGCAGGAGCACGGTCTGGTCAAATGTTGCCATGATGCACCTCCGTCACTGCATCACGGCCTCAATGGCCGCGATGATCTCAGCTTTGTTGTTCCGGGAGCTGACGCCCTCCACGCCGAGCTCCGACGCAGTGGCCAGCAGCTGGGCCTTTGTCATCCCGGTCAGATCCGGGATCTCGACGGCCGCGCTGCCGGCATCCGCGTCAGTCTCCGCTGGTTCCGTCTCCGGCGCGGCGACCGTGGCCGCCGCGTTCAGAGTCCGGAGAGGGGAGGACGAGCTGAGCGTTCCAGCTGCCGGCGTTATTCCCCCGCGTTCGCGGTGTCAGCCGGGAAGGTCACGCCGGTGGCAGCCGGTGCGGTTCCGCCGATGCCGAAGGCCGCGAAGGCTTCCGCGATGATCGGGGCTCCGTCATAGCGGGCCGTGCCCTTCATGACGGTCTCATCCTGCAGGAAGCGGACATGCTCGCTCACGGCGAACTTCTTGCCGGCGCGCTCGACCAGGGTGTAGTCCTCGAAATAACCGGCGATGATGACGTCGTTCGGGATGAAGTCGAGCAGTTCCACGGCGCCGCCGAGGACCGGCATCGTGGTGCCGAAGCCGGAGACGATGGCACCGTTGGCGTTAACGTTCAGGGCCTCGCTGACCAGTTTGGTGTAGGTGGTTTCGTTCATGCACCAGGTCTTTTCGCCGGTGGCATACTTGCCCTTGATAGCGCCGGATCCGGTGATCAGAGCCTGGAAGAGGGCGAGGCCGGTCTTCGGGGCCTGTGCCGTGCCGATGGCGATCAGGTTGCTGGTGTGCAGGTCGGCCCAGGGGCGTGCCGTGGCCGGATATCCGGACGGGGCCGCGGTCTGGGCGAGTCGGGTCATGATGCCGAGGGGCATCTTCAGAGCTGCGTTGGTGTTGCGGCCGTAGAGGATGGCCTTATCCAGTGCCAGGCCGAGCGCCTGATCATTGGCGATGATCAGCTCTGCCAGCAGGTCGAGGTCAGAGTCCTCCATGTTGGCGTTGCAAATGGCGAAGTAGCCGGACACTTTGTAGCAGTCGAACTCCCAGCCGTAGAAGGCCATGGTCAGCTCGTTGAGGTTGGCGCAGCAGTCGGTCCAGATGGCTTCCGGAACGTTGCCCATGATGGTCTGGCGGGCTTCTCCTTTGACGTTGCGGACGGTGACGTGCTTGAGGAGTTTGGAGTAGTTCTCCAAATTCTCACGCAGGAGGCCGAGGAGCACCTCGGGGATGGTCAGGCCGACGTTGGTGAGGGCCCGTTTTTCTTTGATGGCGGTCCTGGTCTGGGACAGGTAGTCCTGAACGTCCTGGCGGGCGATGAGGGCGTTGCGCTGTTCGGCGTTCATGTTGCGGAAGATCCGCGTGCGGGTGTTCATGGTGGGCATGGTGGTGTTCTCCCTTCTGTCAATGTGTTCCTCGCTGCGTTCTTCTGCAGCGGGCGGTGTGGTGTTCTGGCGTGCCTCCTCGGCCTCCAGCTGGCTCTGCAGTTCGCCGAGGCGGGTTTCCTGGGCCGCGATGGCGTCACGGTGTTCCTGCAGCTCGGTCTCGAACGCTTCCACCATGCCCTGCACGGCGCTGCGTTCTTCATCTGTGGTCTCTGCGGTCATCTCCTCGATGGCCTGGGTAAGTTCCGCCTCTCTGGCAGTGAAACCGTCATCCTGTGCCCGCAGTTCTGCGATGGCGGCGTTGACGGTGTTGATCTGCTGGCGGAGCAGGAGTGCTCTCAATGCCATGACTTAATCCTCTCTTTCATGTTTTCCTTCCAGGCTGCGAACGTGCGCTCCTGGATCTCCGCGAGCTGTTCGCTGCGGGCCTTTACGTTTGTTTCCTCGTAGGCGGGGAAGGTGCAGACGCTGACCTCGTAGAGGTTTACGTCCCGGATCGTCCAGTGGACGCTTCCGTCCTCGCGGATCTCGGTGTCTTCCTTCGTGATCTGGAACCCGAAGCTGCACTGGCTCACGTCCCCGCGCTTTACACGTTCATACGTGTTAACAGCGTCCGAGTCCTTCGGGTTGATGGTGATCTCACCATAGAGGCCTACAGCGTCCTCCAGGAGCTTCAGCGTGCCCGCTGTGGTGCGGCCGAGCACCAGGGTGGTGTCGTGGTTCGTCAGCGCCCTCACGTCGTTCTGCATCGAATTCCGGAAGGCTCCGGGGGCCACGCTTTCGGTCATCCCCGGTCCGATCTCATAAATCGTGTTAAAAACGCTGAAGTAGCCGCTGATGATCAGCTGGCCGTCATCGGCTTCCCGCGTTTCGAATGTGGTGGGAACACTGCGGACCTGCCGCAGGGCGTCCCGTGTCTCATGTTCCATGGTTTTCCTCCTTACGCAGCAGGCACTTGTCGGCGTTGGGCCGCAGCACCCACCAGCCTTTGCAGGCTCTGAAATACTGGAAGGCGCAGGGCGCGCCGTTTGCTTTGCTGCAGCGGATCCGCATCGCGGCGTCGTAGGAGGCGTTCGGACAGCTCAGCGTGAGCTTCATGACGCGCCTCCGGTCAGCTTCTTCTGCTTCCCGCTGTCGCTGTACGGGATATAGTTCTCCAGGACCTTGTACTCCGTCAGGCCGGCGGGATCCATGTGGACCCGGTCGCGCCACTCGTCGCCGTTGACGAAACCGCGGTCCGCGCCTTCCAGGAGGACCCGGCTGAGGCCGGCCAGATCGTAGTCCAGCAGGCTCCAGTAGTTCAGCCTGATGTACCGCTTCGGCGAAATGATCAGGCAGCGCGTCATCTCCTGCTGGATGGTCTCGGCGATGCTGCGCACCGTCGTCTGCACAAAGTGGTTAAACTCATCGCGGTTAAACTCTCCGACACCCAGCAGGAACGCCGGCACGCCGATCACGGACGCGATGGTCCGCTTGTCGAGCTCGACGGTGTCGCGGATCGCGAGGTCCGCCAGACTCAGGGGCTTGACCTGTTCGACCTGGAACTCCTCGGCCGGGATGATCCAGGGCGCGCCCGGCGTCGCCGGCTTGACGTAGCTCTCGGCCAGCTTCTGCCGGCCTTCCGGGCTGTCGAACTCTTCGCTCAGGGCGTCGATCTTGATGATGATCGACGGCTTCCACTCGCTGGACATGAAGGCGTTCTCCGTCTTCTGCGCCTGCTTCAGGTTCTTCGCGAGATCCGCCAGGGTGATCGTCACGCCGCGGCCTTTCCAGTAGTAGGACGGATCCGGGTTGTGCACGAAGTGCATCAGGTTCTCCGGATCGCGCGCGATCCCGTCGATCAGGACTCTGTAGTCGGTGTAGCTGTTCCCGACCGGCATCAGGGTGACGCGGCTCGGTGCGATGGGCTCCATCCCTTCCAGCAGGCCGTCGCGCGTATGCGGCACGCAGATCGCGTTCCCGCCGCCGTGCAGCAGCATGTTCATCACGTTCACGATCAGCCACTGGCTGCGCTTCATGGTCTTCCATGGCGTGATGTCCAGCACCCGGGACAGCTCGTCCTGGATCCGCCGGTCGCCGGCCTCGCCGTTCTCCATCAGATGGACCGTCATGCTGCCGACCAGCTCCGCCACCCGCAGGCAGGCGGTCAGGATCTCCGGGTTGTCGCTCAGCCGGGTGTAGCCGGGCACGCACAGGTCCCCGTCGTTCAGACAGAGCAGGACCTGCTGCTGCAGCGCGTCCAGACTGCTCTGCAGGTCGGAGCTGCGTCTCTCGCGGACGGTCGGGCTCTGCCGGGGTCTGTCCCTCGCCTGGGGGAGTCTTTTCTTTTTGGCTTGATTTTTCATGTAGGCCTCCGTCCTGTCGTCCGGGTGTCCGATCCGGACACCGTGCCGGCACTGTCTTCAAACCATCCGGCGCCGGCGCTGCTGCGGTCCGTGCTGATCAGCAGGCGGACCGTCGCGAAGACCGCAGCATCGAACACGTCGATCCGTCGGTTTTCGCTTAGCTTTTCATACTGGACCGCGTCGTCGACCTTCTCGACCGCGCGGACGTTCTGAATGCAATACTCAAAGGGCTCCGCGTGCAGGTAGTAGAGGCATCCGATCTTCGCTTTGTGCTCGATATATCGGAAGCCCTCGCTTTTGACCATGTACAGCTGCGGTTGGTCCTGGACGCGAAAGCCC